TCATCAAGTTCACCTTCGAACCATACTTTAAAACTTACTCCATAACCATGAAGGAATCTACAATGAGTTCCTTCAGCTTTCCATTGACGGAATACACAACTGAATCCATCAAATATTTTTGTTGATTGAAATTTAGGCATTTTTATGTTGGTTTAAAACTTTTTCTACGTGTGTTTTAGCTACTTCCCAAGTTACAGGGCCAGTTTCATCAGCGTAACTTACAGGATCAGGACATCCTAATTTTAGAAAACCTTCAATACGTTCAACTGAGGCTGCGGACTTATAATCACTATACCAAGCCCCATTGTATTGCATAGGTTTATAAGATGTGTTAGTACGTTTGTATACTTCATCAAAATCTAAACCTAATATATTACAACACTCAATACCATCTTTTAAGATATCACCTTTCATTACATTAATATAAGGAGTATAATAATGAACTCGCTCAGCATTCCAATTACCTTCAATAAAAGCTTGATGGTCAATATCACGGAATTCCTGTCGGCAATCTGGGTAAACTGAGAAATCACCAGCATGGATACCTAAAGAGATATAGACATCTGTATTAAGTTCATTAGCTTTTGAAAGAGCTACAGCTTGAATAATTGAACTAAAGATTTTATTACGATTAGGGACAACTGTTTCTTTCATATTATCTTGCTCATAGTGTCCTTCAGGCACTTCATCTCCACCTTCTACAAGAGCATTATTAAGCATAGGAGCTAAACCATCAAGTTTAATTACTCCATATTTTATATTTTGTCCTTTATCATTAAGATAATCAACAAGTGATTGGGCTCGTTCAAGTTCTACTCGATGTTTTTGCCCGTAATCAAAAGAGAGGCAAGTAACCTCATAATTGTTTGCTAACAAGTGGAGAAGTAATGTACTGGAATCCATCCCTCCTGATAGGCTAAGTATTGCTTGTTTTTTCATAAATTATTTATTTCTTTAAATGTTTCTACATTATGTATAATCCTTTCATATATAACGGAATTAGCTTCATCGTTGATAACATCATCGATTTTAGTTTTGGGTTTTTCAAGTAATCCCCAATTATTATATTTTACACCATCATAGGCGGCCATAATAGGATTGGATGTATCTATAGTTTTAATTTGTGGTATTTCCTTATAATATAAGAACTCTTGTGGGATAGAACAACCTAAAAGATGAATTTCATCCGTTTCTCCAATCATTCCCATCTCAATCATTTTAACAATAACTAATTGACGACCTAATGCTTTACTGATATTAACATTAGAATGTGGGAACATTTCTTTATAATAGTTAGCTCCATAACTAAATGCTATTTTTGTATAACCTAACCATTTATATGTTTGATAACATTTAACAATTTCAGCAAACGACTTACCTTGAACTACAGCTACTTTTTTTACATTGTCTGGGAGTTCAATATAGCTCCATTCCTTAGCATTACGCATAGAATAGATAGCATTTTCCCATTCATCAGGAACTATAAATTCATTTGGTTGAATCTCTTCAATAATAGAAAGAAGTCTACCTTTAGAATAAGGCACACCTAATTCATGAAGAGAATTATCCATTACTACATACCTTATACCTTTAACTTCCTGGAAATATTCTTTATATTCAGGATATTTGTCATAAAGGTGAGGTAATAGATAGTCATAGTCATTAAACCATCCACTTGCTTTTAAATACGCTATAGGTATTTCGTGTGATACTTTCATTAACTTTTATTTTTACGAGGACGTCCTCTACGAGGTTTTATTGATTCAGGAATATTATATTTTCTATATTTTTGTTCACAATAAATATAAAAATCTTTTAGATCACTGCCAAACTCTATTACTTCTCTATCATAATCTTCTTTAGTCATTCTAAAAGAAGTAACAAAATCTTTTTGTAATTGTTCTAAATTTTCAGCTTCATATTTTTCATGATCTTCACGTAGACGTTTACGTCGTTGAAAATCTAAAGATGCCTCATCACAAAAACGTTCATATTCTCCTGGGTATTTTAGTCGTTTTTGTTCTATTTCCCATTCACAGTATTGTATTTGCCAAAAGTAAGGGCTAAAATTATAGTCACCATTAACAATTTTGTCCCATAAAAGGGCATGTTTAGGTAGAGGTTTGTTTTTAGGAGTCCATCTCCTCCACCAAAGAAATTGATTGTAGTTAATCTTTTGGAGTTTAGATAACTCTTTTTCAATAACTTGAATTGAATGGGTCATATAGTAAAGATAAAAAAAGGCTTGGCAAAAGCCAAGCCTAATCTTTTTAAATATTTAGAATTTTAAACCTCAGAACTTATATTTTATTAGTTTAATTATGCTCCTAAGTCTCTTCTTGAGAAAGAATTTTTAATATAAGTACCAATCTCAGCTTTTTCTTCATCAGTTAGTTTAGATAAAACAACTTTTCTAAGACCTTTTTTAGAAGGATTATTAATATATTCTATAATTTCAGGATCTTCTTTTAACCTATTAACAACTTTTAAAACTGTTTTATTTTTATTTTCTCTAAAAAGAAAAAGAACTTCATGAGCTGGAAAGAATGGTATGAGTAAAGCTCTTTTTAAATCGTCTAGTATAAATTTAGTTTTTTCTCCTACAGTCCTTAATCCTATACCTACCATAACAACTAATACTATTAAAGCTTGTAAAGCTACAGCTCCTATAACTCCAGCTCCACCCAAAACAGCTCCAACACCTTTTCCTACTCCAGTAGCTACATTTCCTATTCCTTTACCTATATCATCAAATACTCCTTCATCTACTGTTTCTTCATTTACAGAATTTTCTTGAAGTTTAGCTTCAATACCTCCTTCAGCTAAATACTTTTTGTAATCAAAGCCACTCATTTTTTTTAATTTTCAGGGTTAACGTTTTTATGTTGATCTATTTTATTTAATACAGTTTTTAAAACATCGTTAGGTATTAAATCTAACATTGATGCATTTTTTAAGATGCTAATTAATTGGAATACTATAAATGGAATCACAATAGTTTCACTTAACCATCCTGCTCCTACAAAAGCAGTCTCTATACTTAATATTGTAGTCAGTAAAATAATCCAAAAAAATAGTGATTTAAGAACTTTTAAGGCTTTATAAGTTTTGAATCCTTCACGTTTAGTACCAGCCCAAACTCCAAAAAATCCATCTACAAATAAAATTCCTACCAATGCCATATACTGTTCAGCATTGTTAAGAGTGACGTTCATAAAATATGAACAAATAAAGGAAAGAGTTGTAGATAGTGACAAGGCAAGGATTGTAAGTAGGTTAGTTTTCATGTAAGACTTTAAATAGGTAATACAATATTTTAGCTTACAACCCTTCATTCCAGTTATACGTATTTAGATTTTTATTAGAGTATCAGGTAAAAATTTAACAAATTGAAGACCAACAATTTTTTTATTTGGATCTCCTTTTTCTGAGCTCATCATTGTATCTTTAAAAAAGAGTAAGTCTTTTTGGGGTTCTGTAGATAAAAATTTTATTGTTATAAAATGTTCTTCTTTACCATCACCTCGAGCTTTATTCTTTTCATCAAATTTTTCTGATGTTATATTGTTTACAATGGTTATTTTTCTAATAGCTCTTATTTCATCAATAATATCAGTGATATTAGTATCAGAATCTGTAACTAGATAAGCTGTTGCCCTATAAATAGGTAACGCTTCCATAATTAAGTCTTTCAACTTAGGCATGTTTATAAATATTTAAAAGTGTAACCTTTTACATGTGTTGTTGTTGTTTTAGCATTTAGTGATTTATAACCATTTAAAACATTCCAAATAGCAGATTTTTGACATCCAATATAATCAGCTGCTCTAGCATTATTAGGAAATTCACCAACTAAATTACCTTCTTTATCATACATTAAAATAGGACGACGTTTAGCATTTTTTACCTTTTCTTTAAAGTCTTTAGTATGTTGCCATTTTTTTCTATTAGTACCAAAATTAGAAGGTTTTGGTTTGCTATTAGCTTTACTTATTTTATGTTTAGATTCTTCTGTATGATAAGAGCAACCACTACCACCTTTATTTTCGTTTAACCCGTTATTGTAAGTTTGTAATTTATTTATCCAGTAACGTTCACAGCGGCGTAATAAAGCATTACCTTCATCTCTAGTATAAGATGAAATATCAATTTCTTCTAATACTTCAAACAAATGAAAATCTCCACCATATTTGGTAAGGGATTCTCTTAATTTATTGTTTCCTTTAAATTGAAAATTCTTATGTTGATTAAAACGCTTTTCAATGTTTTTAGATAAACCAATATATATTTGCCCCTCAGGATTTGTAATTTTGTATATTCCTATCATGGCTATATATATATTTAAATTCTTAAAAGACCCGCTTACCCGTCACAGCTCACACAATCTGCTGTTCTTGAACCTATGTCTCCTCTAATCACACTATCAGTACGTAGATAATATAATGTTTTAACACCTAATTTCCAAGCTTCCATATGAACCTGATTAATCCATTTGGGTGAGTCAGTAGGATCAAAACTTAGATTAAGTGATTGAGTTTGATCAATATATTTTTGTCTAATAGCTGCTTGTTTAACAAGTTCTAACTGATTAACTTCACTAAAAGTTAAAAATATTTCTTTTTCATCTGGTGAAAGAACATTATCAGGTAAATTTTGAACTGAACCTTTATCAGCTAAGATTTGATCCCAAACTTTACTTGTATTATATCCTTTTTCTTCTAATAGTTTCTCAAGAATTTTATTTTTAACAATAAATGTTCCTTTAGCTCCATTAAAAGTATAAACATTAGCTGGGATTGGTTCAATACCTGCTGAGCAATCTGAAATTCTTGAGTTAGATACTGTAGGAGCAATAGCTAACAGGTGGGTATTTCTCATACCTGTTCCTTTACACCAAACTGGCTCACCATATTCTACAGCTAATTGGCGTGAAGTAGCCTCAGCTTTCTGTCTAATATCACTAAAAATGGTATGAGTCCAAGCTGTTGAAGCAATTGAATTAAATGGTAAATTCTTTTGTTGGAGGAATGTATGCCAACCCATTACACCTAAACCAAGTGCTCTACCTTTTTTAGCATGTCTATGAGTCCTAATAAGTGAATCTTTGCCATTACTCTTATCTATAAATTCTTGCATAACACCATCCAAAAATCTAATTGAAATTTCAATCAAATCAGTATCTTTCCACTCATCATATTTAGCTAAATTAATTGAGGAAAGACAACAAATAAATGAATGTTCTTCATCTGTATGGAGTGTTATTTCTGTACAGATATTAGTCATTGAAACATCCAAATTATTCATAGCGTAAGCTAATGGATTAGCCTTATTCACATTATCTTTAAACATAATGTAAGGTTCACCTGTCTCTACTCTGGTTTTGAGGATTTCCAGCCAAACAGACATAGCTTCACTATCTCTTTCTCCCAAACGTCTCATAAAACTATCATCTACAACTACACACTGGTGAAGATTGAGACATTGTCTATTTGGATCTCCTTTAGGACGTCTAATTTGAAGAAACTCTTTAATATCTGGGTGGTTGATATCTAGGTTAACAGAGGCTGCTCCTCGTCTGACTGAACCTTGATTAGTAGCTATAATGGATGAGTCATAGATTTTACACCAAGGTACTACACCTTCAGATTTACCATTACCTGTAATGGCTGTTCCTCTAGGTCTGATACGGGAAACACTAACCCCAACTCCACCTCCTAAAGCTGTTAATTTCATTAATTCAGCATTAGTTAAACCAATACCTCTAATTGAGTCTGGTGTATCAATACCAAAGCAAGAAATAGGAAGACCACGATCTGTACCAGTATTTGAAAGAACAGGACTAGCTAATCCTAACCACCCATTCCAAATATATTTAAAAAATTTAGCTTCTAAATCAGGTCTATTAACTCGTTCAGCTACTGCTTTTGATACTCTACGATAAGCTTTTTTAGGTGTTTCTCCTGGGAGGAGATAACCTTTAGATATGGTAGAGAGGGAAATCTCATCCATCCATTCAGGATAATCTTTCCCCCTTACCCAATCTTGAACATTGGATAACAAATTATTGTCCATATTTTAGATAAAATTATTTGTTCTTAGCTACAACAGACCAAATACCACCAATCAAAGTTAAGGCGGCTCCTGAAAGTTCTGTGAATGTAGCTTCATCAATAACTCCTTTAGTGATTAAAACACCACCAACAAATGTTAAAGCATGTCTAACGATTCCTAAGATTTGTTCTTTTGTCATAGTATTATATTTTAATTATGTTTATAAATATTTTAAAAAATTGATTCATCCCATTGTAAATGACCTTTGCTATAGTTAGTAACTCTTGAGGCAAAGAAATCAGTGTGTTGTTTACCAGCTGATAAAGCATCAAACCATTTCATTCTATCAACTGCTGGTAAATCTACATCAGGGACAATAGCTAGATATCCAAGGTCACTTAGTTTAGTGTTGACTCTATTTTTGATAAAGTTTTGAAGATCATATTTAGGACATCCTTCCAAATCTCCCAACTTATAAACTTTATCGATAAAATCAAGTTCAAGTTTTAGAGACAACAAAGCCGCCTCATTTATTGCGGTTTTGAGCTCCGGAGTCTTGAGCTTAGGGTTTTCTTTGATAAGTGTTCTAAATAACCAACATCCCGCTTCGGAGTGCATTGATTCATCTCTAATAGACCATTCAACAATCTGGCCGACCCCTTTAAGCTTATTTCGCATTTTAAAAGATAATAAGATGGCGAACGAAGAGAATAAATTAACTCCTTCGGTAAACGCCGAGAAGATGGCGAGAGACTTAGCAATATGTTGCAAATCTTCCTCACCATTGAAACTGTCCCTAACAGACATAAGATTTTCAATTTTAGCCATTGTAGCTTCATCTTCGAGAAATTCTGAGAAGTCATCGAGTCCAAGTGTTTCATTTAATAGAGAATATGCTTCAGCGTGAATAGTTTCAAATGCTCCAAATGTGGTAGCCATCATAATAACTTCAGGTTTACGGAACCATTTAGTTACAAGACCACTCCAGTAATCATTTACAATTGTTTCAGTTTGGGCAAATCCTTTTAGGATAGAGCCCACAATATTTTTTTCAGTTTCAGTTAAATTTTGTTTCCAGTCATTTATATCTCCCATCATTGGAACTTCAGTATGGAGCCAATGCGCTTGTTGCTGTTTTAACCAGTAATCATGAGCTTCAGGGTATTCAAAAGGTTTGTAGACGATTCTTTCCTGCAAAAGGTTAGTATTTGCCATTTTTTATTTTATTATAAGCTAAGTTGAAAAAATTGTTGAGCCAAAAGATCTCTGTCTAAGGTGTTAAAATCAGTTCCCTCGATTTTTCTTACTGGTGTTTCGTTATCGTTATCAAAGTGTTCATCCAAGACTTCAAAATGACCTGTTGAAGTATCTGCTTTAACTGAAAAAGTCATTCCGTCCATTCCGTATCTATTTTTCATTATATGAAATCTACCAGTACCATTTACCTTATCTTCTTTTTTTCTTGAGAGTGATATAGCCACATCAGTAATCATGATTTTATCATAGCTACCGGCAGCTTTATCACCTTCAATGACATTATCTTTTGCACCGGCACGATTAACTTGAGAAACTGACCAGATAGGTAGTTGAAGTTCTTTAGCTAATCCTTTAGTGCTTATATAAATATCATCTATTTCTCCCTTACGATCTTGAACTCGTTTTCTTGAAGAAAGAAGATCAACATAGTCAATTAGAATCAAATCAGGTTTAAAATCTAAATCAGTACACTTTTGAATGTGTGATTTAAGCATTGGAATAGTTGCTTTACCTGTGGCAAATTCCTTGATAATTAGCTGGCCTGGGAGATTGTTTACTAAAGTGTGGACTTTATCTTTATGTTTAGAAATAGAATCAACACCTATATTAGTAAAGTAAGCGTCATACCTTCTACCAACATAATCTTCACTTAATTCTAAAGTATAATGTATAACATTAAATCCTAATTTAACAGCATATCCTCCTAAAGCTACCAATGTCCAAGACTTACCACCTCCAGGATTACCAAATATTAAACCAAAATCTCCATTACCCAATCCACCCTGCATAATATCATTAAACTTATCCCAAGGTGTTGGAACTATAGCTCGTGCTTCTTCTCGGTATCGAGATTCAGTATCTTTATTATATTCGTGACCTATGTTTTTGTCTCCACCTGCTTTTAAAGCATTATCAACTAATATTCTAATAGAGTCATAATCACCAGCATTTAACAAATCTACAGAACTTAAAAGTGCTTTCTTTAATTGTTGGTTTTTATAAAAATTAGCAAATTCTTCTTCAACATATTTTAAATCGGTGTCTGATGATTGGTATGCTTCTCTTAATTGTTCTTTAATTGATACTTGAAGAACTTCATTAGTTACTTTTTTAGTTTCAACTTTCAACACCTCCATTGTAGGAGTGGTGTGATACTTATCATAATAATTTAAGATTTGATTAACAATCCAAGAATGAGCTTGATTATCGAAGTATTCATCACTCAAAACATCATGGATATTTTGGAGAAATTCTTTATGAGTAAGCAATGAAGACAGTACCTTGATTTGGAAACCTGTCCCGTATGATTGTAAAGTGTTAAGCGTCATAAATCTTTAAATTAGCAAAAGTGTCTTTAACCCAAAATTCAGTATTTTTAATAATATGGTTTAACCCATCTTCATTATATAAAGTTAAGAAATCTAACACGCGTAAACTAGCTATTTTTTCTTTAATTTTGTTATTTATAAACTCTTTTTCTTTTTCATCTAAAAGAGGATTACCTAAGTCCATAATTTTATAATGGTTTTCAACACTAGTCCAATCATGGAGGATTCGAGCGTAAGCTACTCCCTCCTTTAGTCTTTTTACACTTAGATCATATATATCTTGAAGTTCTATTCTATCTCCTGCTAATTCAGGGAATTTTTTAAGAACACTTTTACTTCCAATACCTTTTACACCTGATACTTTATCTGAACTATCCCCAACTAAAGTTTTATAAAAAATAAAATTATGAGGTGGTACACCAAACTTATCAATCACAGTTTTAATATCATAAAAATCCCTTTCTATAGGTCTATAGACTGTAATATTATCATTAACTAATTGGAGAAAATCTTTATCACTTGATACTATTACAACTCTAGAATTATATTTAGTATCTAAAGTTGTAGATAAGTGGGAAATAACATCATCTGCTTCAGACTTATCGATTGATATGACTTTAACAGGTAGGCATTTTAGATACTGGATTAGACGTATTATTTGGTCTATTTTTGAATCATGTTCGTCATCAAGATTTTGGAATATGTCCCAATTAGTAATTCTAACATTTCTACCTGATTTATACTCGGGGAGTAAGTTCTTCCTGTTAGTGGAAGAACCTACCCCGTCGAATATAATGTAAACAGATGTTGGTTGAATCTGCTTAATAAGCGAACCTAAAGATCTCAAAAATCCAGCTAAACCCCCAATATGAGTACCTTCTTCGTTTACAAAATTTAAAACTGCAAAATTCCTTAAAAATAAATTTAAACCATCTATAACCAAGACTCTATCGTGTCTATTAAGTTGGGGGGAATCATCCCCTTGCTCAATTTTATTGAGCATTTCAAGGTACTCTTTTTTACCCATTTTATTCTGGTTCTTGAGTGTAAGAAGTTATATCTTGAATATCATCAGAATCTTCTTCAATGATATTAAAATCCATACCTCCTAACAATTGACTCCACTCCTTTGAGTGACTGTCTTTATAAGCTTTAAGTTCTTTTTCATCATCATTGATAAAACCATGAGGTGTCATAATAATTCTACCTTTAGTAGTAATACCATTAATATGGTTTTTATCAATTTGAAGATTAGTGCGTTTAGCAAATTCTACCTGTTTACCGTCTTTAATAGCTTTAATTTTAGATGTACCAGCATTAGAAACATTACCAAATGTTACTACAAAAGTAGCGTCAAACCACATAGCCCAACCACCTTTATTCATCAATTTTGGTTGACTCATAGGTGTTTCAGCTTTAGCAGTCCATACTTTATTAATACAAACTAATGTATTAGTATATGGTGATGATTCTTTTCGTGACAATAGAATTTTTTGGTTAACATTATTACCAAACTGAGTACTCATAGCACCAGCATTCCATTCATTATTATTCTTATTAGATCTCACAGATAGGTCACAAGGAACAGATCCAATAGAATCCCAAAGGAATAATAAGTCATAAGGTAGGTTACCCTTCTTTTGTTCATCTACTAAATCCAAAATAAAAGCAGCTACATCCTCAATAGTATTCAATGATCCTCTGTCAGCATAAATAAAGAAACCTTCATAATCATTAATTTCACCTGTTTCTTCATCTACTTTAAGATTAACTTCAAGTCCCATTTGCATAGCATGATCCCAGTTCCATTTCATCTCAGTGATGATAAACACTGGAAGTACTTTTCTCTTTTGGGCAGAGACAGCCGCTTCAATTAAAGCGGTTGTCTTGCCTGTATCAGAGTGACCCCTAAGTAGAGTAATATGACCCATAGGGATACCAGGAATTGAAGTTACATCTTGGAAAGCTGTTGAAAGAGGAATCCAAGCCTGGTCTTTGAATTTGACATTTGATTTAAGAAGTTTTTTCTCCTTAAATTTATTCAAGTCAAATCCTGATTGTAATTCTGAAGATACTGCTTCAGTTAGTGATTTTTTTCGTGCCATTAGCTGAAGAGTTCATCAAATTTATCAAGTTTATTTTGTTTTAGGGGCGCCTTCAAATTGTAATTTGTTTGGGACACCCCTTTATCGAAAGGGAGATCACTCTCATCCTCTGTTGTTTCATCATCAATAATATCTCCTTCTTTAGCCTCATCTTCAGGGCTCAAAAATTCTTGAAGGAAATCTTTAATTTCATCAAAAGTGTACTTCTTAAACATATCAATTGGATTCTTTTGATCATCCAACCACTTTTCAACTTCATTACTGTTTTCAGAAAGTGGAGTTTGTTTAGTACGAACTCTAACTGATGATTTGTTATAAGCAGTACCTGTTGACTCAGGTCCAATTGTATCTACAGTAATGTCACGACCAGACATAATATCAGTGTAATCACCAATATCATCATCATCAGCCATACTCAACATTTCAAGATACAACTCCTTACCAAATTGCCACAATTTTACACCTTCATGTTCTTCACCTCGAACAATTACAGGTGCAAAAACTCTCATTTTAGGATCCAATTTTTTAGCCAAACGCCAATTTTCTTTATCATTGGTCTTACGAAGCTGTTTAGCAAATTCTACAATTGGATCTTTCTCTCCATAATTAATTGGAGACAAAATAGTACGAGTACCAATCCCATAGTGAAAATACACTTCAGTAAAGGGATTAGCCTTATTAAACTTACTAGGGACAATACGAATCACTTGTTTACCAACACTTGGTTTCCAAAAAATGTTCTTATCAGTCCCACCTCCCTTAGTTTTTTGTTGTTGAAGGGAACTCAACTTGTTTTTAATTGCGTTTAAATCCATAATGTAACTTTTTTCCTTTAAAGATAATAACTATGATAAAAAAGGCCAAACTAAGTTGGCCTTTTCTTTTTTATAAAAAATATGTTTTTTTACATATCAACGTCTGTGCTATACTTCATTACTATAGCATCTAAAGCTGTTCTAACTTCATCAGCAAATGTTTCAACATTAGGATAGAAATTTATTTTTTCTTCATAAAAATCATCCAACAAGTTAGCAACTTCTTCTTCAGATTGAATTTCAGTTAAAGGTTTTTTTTTTAAGAGATTATCTAAAAAAGTATCGTTTTGAGATAAACCTTCATCTAAACCAGCTTTTTTAGCTGCTTTTCTAATTTGGTCATCTGTTGGTTCTTTATCTTTTTTCTTAGTATCTCCTTCTTCATCCTTTACTTTTTTCTTTCTACCTCTTGTCTCAGGAGCATTAGGATCTCTTTCAGGCTTACTGAATTTCTTAAGTTCAGATGTAATACCAATATATCCTTTGTCTTGAAGAGTTTTTATAAAAGTATTAGCTTGGGCTGAGTTGTTCCAAGCTTCAATAGCATCTAACACATCTTTAGAAGTAAAGTTTTCTTTTTTTAAAACATCAGATAATCTATCCATGTCGGCGTCTGTAAATCTGCTCTTAGGTTTTTTCTGACCTTTGGATTTGTATGTCTTAAGAAGATTATTGACTTTAGTCATGAAAGATCTAATATCAGAAACACTGGCGTCTTTTTTAAGGCTAAACGTATTTGAAGTTCTAGCCATTTCTTCTAGACCTAGTTTACGCATTTTACGAGCCGCTTGCTCTTCCTTATCAGTTACAAAAGGATATACATTAGCGCCGTATGTGTCTTCATAATCAGGACTATCCATTTCATCATCCTCTTCATCTCCTTCTTCTAGAAAGAGTTTAGCTACTTTTTCTATGTCTTTGTCTTCTCCTTCATTTTGAAGTTCTTCTTCAAAGAAGTTTTCTTTTAATTTAGCTTTGATACCTCCTTCAGCCAAAAATTTTCTTAAGTCAAAATAATTCATAATTCTATTATTTGATGTATTTTA